CGCGGCCTTGTAGAGCTCGAGGAGCGTCTCCTCCTCGGCGATGTCGTCGGGGGTCCGCTTGCGGAGCGCCACGATCATCCTGAGGATCTTCGGCGCATAGCCCCTGCCCTTCGCCTCGGCCATCAGCTCCTTCTGCTGGCCGCCGATCTCTTTCTTCTCGGCCTCGAGCTGCTCGTAGCGCTCGATGAACTGCCGCAGCTCGTCGGCCGCGACCTGATAGGCGGCCTCGGCCACGGCGCGGTCGGCGGGCGTCTCCTTCATCGGCGGCTTGCGGATCCGGCCGCTGTCGATGGCCGCAGCCATCCGGTCGAGATCGGCGGCATTGAGGCTCTCGACCGGCACGGGACGCGGGCGCGGCGCGGGATGCGGGGCGGCCTCCATCACATGCCTCGCATCGCGCTGGCCTGCTGGCGCATGGTCTCGGCCACGTCGGTGACATGGGCCCAGAGCACGGTGGCCACGAACAGGAAGCCCAGGAGCGCGAGCGCGCCCACGACGAAGCCGGTCAGGTTCGACCCGAGCGGGCTGGGTCTGCTCGTCCGGAAGGCGGGCCGCGGCCGGGCGCGGTATAGCGGACGGCCCATGGCGACGGCCAGCTCGTGATCCGTCAGGAGCCGGCTGGCGGCCGCGCGGATCTCGGGCGTTGGCGCGTGCTCGGCACGATGGCGCGCGGCATTCAGATCGCGGGGCGTGAGGGGCAGGATCCGACTCATGCTCCGAGCGCCTCCCGCGCCTGGCCGAGGATCGCGGCGAGCTCGGCCCCGGTCTCGTCGTCGGCGGCGTCGAGCTGCGGGAGCCCCGCCTCGGCCGCCGCGAGAAGCCGGCGCAGCTGGGGCTCGGTCAGATCGAGAAGGGCGAAGCGGGCAACTGGCGCAGAGGCCGGATAGCGAATGGCGGTGGCGGGCATCGTAAACTCCCATGTGAGTGCGATGCGCCATAGTTCGCATGTGGCGAACTTTCTTTCAAGCAATATATTCGCTATTAGCGAACTCTCGGGTGACTGACGATTCGTGACCGCCCGACCCTATCAGTCGGAGGGCGCTGAAGAGGATGTTCCTGATCGGGTAACGCTTCGAAGCTGCATGTGGGATGTCCGCCGCTCGCCGGAAATGGCGAGGACGCGGCGCGGCGCGCCAGCGACTGATCTGTCCCGGAAGCTGCGCCTACAGTGAACTTAGTAAGAACGATAGGATATGGAAATGACCCGGAAATCAGGCGATGACGTTCTCGCGAAGCTCATCGCGATCATGTTGCGCCTCGATTCCGCTTCGCGGGCCGAGGTTCTGGCGGAGATAGCTGCGCGTGCTCAAGAAGACCAATCGCATGCCGAATTACAGCCTTCTGATCGTGCTCCGGCAGATCTCTCATGACCTCGAGATGAGCCATCAGATCGGTGCCGGCCTGATCGTCCTCGATGAGCGCCTGAACGGGAACTTCCATCGTATGAGCAAAGGCTTTCAGAAGCCGACCGCTGGGGAACTTCTTCCCGCTCTCGATCTCCGAAATGTAGCTCTTACTAGAGCCAACCATCTCGGCGAGCTGCTCCTGGGTAAGGTTCTTTGCTTTCCGTAGTTCTTTGAGGCGTACACGCATTGGCCATTCTTGGCATCGCTGAGAGCGAAACGCTAATCGCACATAGCGAACTTCCGCCTTGCGTGCTTGTTCGCTATGTGCGAACTTGCGGCGCATGGCTAAGCTCTCCCAGTACCTGACTGACAACCGCACGACGCAGCGCGAGTTCGCTGCCCGTCTCGGGACGTCGGCTAGCTACCTCAGCGAAATCGCTGGTGGTCGAAAGACACCTAGTCTCGAACTCGCGTTCGCCATCGAGCGCCTGACAGCCGGGGCGGTTCCCGCGGCCAGCTGGTTGGCGGGTTTCGATGGAGCGAACGCCGCTCAAGAAGATAAAAAGGGGGCGGCGTGATGCTCTACGCCGCCCCGCTCTCCGGTCGTGAAATCGCTTCGTCATCACAAACCCTGCCCAAGGGAGAAGATGGAGTGAACATGCGGAAAAATCTTGCCCAAAGTGACGTTCATGCCCGAGCGAGCCGAAAAAGGTTCGCGGGGCTTCTGTGGCGGGCCTTCCCGGCCTCGTCGGAGCGGGATCTGGCGGCGAAGGCCGCGCCGGTGCTCGGCGTGAGCGAGCGGCAGGTCCGGAACTGGCTGCAATGCGAGAACGACGCGGCGCTGCGCCATGTCTTCGCAGTCATGACCATCGCCTGCGGCGAGGAAATCTTCAGCATCATCGAGGGACGGGGATGAGGCGGGTCTATTGGTATCTCATGCAGCGGTTCTACGAGGCGCGGTCCTTCCGCGCCTTCTGCAACCATCTGCACTTCAAGAAACAGTCGCGGAAATATTCTTCCCGGCTGGCCGAGACATGGCTGCACCGTGAGGACGGGAGCGAGGAGCATTCGCCTTGCCGCCTGCCCTCCTGCTGGTGGCTCGTGCCGTCCGTGGTGACCGGCACCCTGATCCTCGCCACGGCTTTCGGAAGCCTACTGTGACCGCCGCCGCGCCCTTGCCTGTACAGGACGCGGCCACTTCGCCGGGGGCTGCGGCCTCCGGCGCTTTTCGATCGAGCGGGTGGGCCGCGCTGCGGCGTCATCCTGCAGGGCGCGCGGATCTCCTGCGCTGGCATGCCGACCCGGCACTCGTCGCGCGGCATGCGCGCTGGGGCCGGCCGGTCTATCTGGCGAGCCCTTACACGCTCCGCGCGGTCGGCCCGGACGGGCGCTGGTCGCGGGATCAGTCCGAGGCCGCGATGGCCGACGCCGCGCGCGAGGTGGCCCGGCTCCTCGAGGTCGGCGTCACGGCGATCTCGCCGGTGGTGCTCTCGGCCGCCGCGCTGCATGCCACCATGTACCCCCGGCTCCGGATCGACCCGTTCGCTCCGGTCCTCTGGGAGGATTGGTGCCGCCCCATCCTGTCCGTCTGCGCCGCCGTCGTGGTCCCCAAGATCCGCGGCTGGACGCAATCCACCGGCATCCGGCACGAGGTCGCATCCGCCCTCGCCGCCCAGGTGCCCGTCTTCATCTATGGAGGCCTGCCATGACGAAGCCTGACCGCTTCCGACGCGCCGCGGGAGGTGCCCGTGCCGCATGACCGACTGACCGAGACCGAGCCCGCGACCGAGATCCTCGGCGACTTCTGGGAATATCCGCTGGCCTTCGGCGACACGCTCTCGAGCCATGAATGGGTGCCCCTGCACATCAACCGTCTCCTCACTTCCCGCTTCGTCGCCCGGGCGCTCGCCGAGAACCGGCGCGCTGACATCGGCACCGCCCTCCTCCTCTGGTGCGAGGCCTTCCGGCAGGACCCGGCCGGGACGCTGCCCGACGACGATCTCGAGCTCGCCCGGCTTGCGGGCTACGGCGCCGACCTCGAGAGCTGGCGGGCGGCCCGCGAGGGCGCGCTCTATGGCTGGCGCGAGACCCATATCTCGAACCAGGAGGAGGCGCCGGGCAACCGCCGGCTCGGCCATGTGATGATCGCAGGCATCGCCCGCGACATGCACCGCCGGAAGCGCGGGCGCGATCAGGCGCGGACGGAAGGCTCGAAGGCCGTGGCGCGGACGCGGGTGAAGAAGAAGCTCATCGAGATCAAATGCTCCCGCGCGGCCGAGAGCCCGGACGTGGTGATTGCCATCGCGGACTGGCTCGGCGAGCGCGATCTCTACATCACGACGGACAATGTGCGGGCCGCCTTCGAGGCCACGCGCGGCGGGCCCAAGCTCGTGCAGGTCCAATGAGTTACAGCTGTAATCGGCTGTAATCGACTGCAATCCTTACAGTCATTTACAGCAATTTTCAGGGCCGGAACTGTAATTGCCCCACAGGACAGGACCGGACCCGACAAAACAGAACCTGACAAAACACCCCTTCTGCAGGGGTGAGAAGATCGGGCGGTGGCGAGACGGCAGGCGTGGCTGGCTGAGAAAGGGATGGCCATGACGAAGGCAGAGGAGCGGGCGCGGGTGAAGGCGCTGGTGGTGGACCGGCTGGAGCAGGCCGGGATGGTGAGACGGCGCGGCATGGCCGCCGCGGCGCATGAGGCGGCGATGGCCAGGCTCTGCGAGCAGCTGGGCTACATGGGGGCGGAGAACCTGATGACGCTCGCCGAGGTGCTGATCGACAGCGCGGCGGATGGCGTCTGGCCGTCCGAGGTGCTGATCCGGCAGTTCGCGCGCGCCATCGAGGAGCCGCCGCCGGCCGAGCGGCGGCTGGTCTCCAGCTGGCTCGCCTCGGTCGAGGGGCCGAAGGCGGAAGCGGGCGGGCATCTGGTCGAACTCTACCGCTGGCTCCTGAAGCACCCCCGCCCGCCGCTTGCGATGGACCTGCGCGAGATCCGCGACCAGGCGGCGGAGAACGCGCGGCGCTGCGAGCTGACCCGCGACCGGATCGACCGGGAGACGGCGAGCCCGGAGGATCGGGGCTGGCTCGAGCAATATCTGCGGGATCGGGAGGCGGCCCGCGCGCTGGTCGATGCCGGCCGCGGACGGACGGACGAGGAAGGAACGGCGGCATGATCGGACGGGCGGTGGATATGCGGCAGGCACGGAGGGTGGCGCCGGCGCGGCGGGAGATGTCGATCGAGCGCGCGCTCGTCTGGGCGTTCCAGACCGAATGCGCCAGCATCGACTTTGCCGAAGAGGCTGCGCCGGACAGCTATCGCCGGGCCATCTCGTCGGCCTGGCTGGTCGCGCAGCGGGGCGCCATCGGGTGCCGCATCGACGGCGGCGGGCACTCCCTTCCGGCTGACGATGCCGAGATGATCGCCTCGGCCGTGGCGGCGCTGCCGCCCGAGCATGGCGGGCGCGGCATGGCGGTGAAGATCGCCACCCTCGCGCGCGCCGGCATGCGGCCCGACTGGATGCCCGGCGCCCGCCCGCGTTGCGTGCCGCGGGAGTGGCGCCGATCCAAGCACGGGATGTTCGCGCGGATCGAGGTGGTGGATGAGATCGTGACGGTGCATCGCGGGCGTCGGGTGGTCCGCCCGGTCGAGGCCTGTCCTGTGACCTATGCCCCGAGCCACGCCCAGATTGCCGCCGCGCGGCGGGAGTGGCTCACATGGTGGGGGGCTTTGCTCCATCTCGGCCACGAGCTGCGCACGCTCGATATTCTATCGACGGTCAAACTGACCGCAGACATGCCGCCCATGTCGCCATGGCGCGAAGAAGGCCGTTGACAGAACCTCACTGCATTGACATTTTGCAGGTGGACCGAATGGCGCCCGGAGAGCAGACGCTCCCCGGGCGCTTTGCATTCCGGGGGCGCCGATGGACCTGTCTCTTCGCATGGAGGATGGCGGGATCGGCCGGGCGCTGGCGCGGCTCGGCGGCCCGGATCTGCGGCGCGCGGTGAGCTGGGCGCTGAACGACACGGCGCAGGATGTGCTCGGCCATGTGCAGGAGCGGATGGGGCAGGTTTTCGACCGGCCGACGCCCTTCACGAAGAACGCCTTCATGGTCTGGCGGTCGACGCCGCAGTCGCTCGAGGCGGCGGTGCAGGAGCGCCCGAGCGTGGGCGCCCGGCATTACCTGAAGGTGCAGGAGCGGGGCGGGCCGCGCGGCCGCACCGGGTTCGAGACGCTGCTCGACCGCAGGCTCTCGTTCGCGGGCGATATCCGCTCGGTGATCCCGGCGGACAATGCCCGGCTCGATGCCTACGGCAACTGGTCGCGCGGGGAGCGCAATCAGGTGCTCTCGGCGCTGCAGGCGCAGGGCGATGCCCGGGCGAACACGACGGCAGGCTCGAAGAAGCGCAACCGGCGCCGGGCCAGCTACTTCGTGCCGAAGGCGGGCCTCACGCCGGGGGTCTACAAGCGGACGGCCGGCGGCCAGCTGGGGATCGTGGCGGTGCTCTCGCCGAAGGTGCCGGTCTATCAGCAGCGTCTCGGCTTCTACGAAGGCGCCGAGGATGTGGCGCGGGTGAAGCTGCCCCAGCACCTCGGCCGGACCCTCGGTCGGGCGTTCGGCAAGCGGTTCGGGGGCTGACCCCCCTTCGGGTCCTCCCCCCGAGGGGTCCGCACGCGGGTAATTCGCACCCCGTCACAGATCGGACCGCCCAATCCCGCCGGGGTGCAGGTTGCGGTTCTTGTTGTTGTTTCTACAGGAGTAAGCCCGTGCTGACCACCGTCACCCTCGTCGATGGGAGCGTGCTCGACCTCGCGGCCTGGCCGCTTCCCGAGGGGATGGAGGACGGCACGCTCAACCGCGCGCAGCTCGCCCGCGCCTTCTCGGTCTCCGAGAACACGATCACGAAGTGGATCTCGCAAGGCATGCCGGTCATGTCCGACGGGCAGAACGGCGTGGCCTACGAGTTCCGCCTCCGGCACTGCTACGCCTGGCGCATGGAACGCGATGCCCGTGCGCGCGCGGCCAAGGCCCAGGGCGACAGGCTCGCAGCCCAGGCCGCACTGGCCTTCCGCAACCTCGACGAGGATCAGGCCGAGGAGGAGGCGGAGCTCACCGCGGACGATCTGAAGAAATGGTCCGAGGCCGAGTATCACCGCAACCGGGTGGCCGAGCAGCGGGGCGATCTGGTGCGCGCAGGCCGGATGCGCGAGCTCCTCGAGGAGCTCATGGTCTCCTTCGGCAATGCGCTCGATACGCTGCCGGACTTCTGCGAGCTGAACTTCAGCCTCTCGGCCGAGCAGGTGGCGAAGCTGCAGGAGCGCTGCGATGCGGCCCGGATCGACGCGCGGGCGCGGATCGAGGGCGCGCTCCTGCGGCCCGGCGAGGTCGTGGCCATGGGCGCGCAGAAGGCGCTGGATCTCTGATGGTCGAGATGCTCGACCGCGGCATCGGGCGGCTCACCCGCATTCCGCCCCTGCCGCCCTTCACCGCCCCCGAGGAGATCCTGGCCGACGCCCTGCCGCTCCTCGATCCGCCGAGCCGGGTCACGGTGACCGAGGCGGCCCAGCGGCACATGCGCGTGCCGGTGCAGGGCAACTGGGTGCCCTTCGACCGGGCGGTGACGCCCTATACCGTCGAGCCCGCGGACATGACCCAGTCGCGCCGCTTCAAGGCCGTGGTCTTTCTCGGGCCGTCGCAGAGCGGCAAGAGCCAGATGATGCAGTCGGTCTCGGCCCATGCCGTCACCTGCGCGCCGGGCCCGGTGCAGGTCATCCACATGACCAAGACCGATGCCGATGCGTGGGTGGAGGAGAAGCTCGACCCCACGATCCTGAACAGCCCGGCGCTCCGCGAGCGGCTGGGGACCGGGCGCGACGACAGCACCTTCAGCCGCAAGCGCTTCAAGGGCATGCGGCTCACCATCGGCTATCCGGTGCCGAACCAGCTCTCGAGCCGGTCGCAGCGCCTCGTGATGCTGACCGATTACGATCACATGCCCCAGAAGCTGGGGCCGAAGGACAGCCCGGAAGGTTCGCCCTTCGGCATGGCGCTGCAGCGGATCCGCACCTTCATGAGCCGGGGCTGCGTCCTGGCGGAATCCTCGCCCGCCTTCCCGGTGGACCCGAATGCGGACTGGGCGCCGCATGCGGGCCATCCGCACATGCTGCCGCCGGCCACGGCCGGGCTCGTGCCGATCTACAACGAGGGCACGCGCGGGCGCTGGTACTGGGAATGTCCGGACTGCGGCGATCTCTTCGAGCCGCGCTTCGACCGGCTGCATTACGACGCGGAGCTCGATCCGGGCGCCGCCGGCGAGCAGGCGATGATGGAATGCCCGCACTGCGGAACGCTCATCGCCCACCGTCACAAGGTCGGCCTCAACCGCGCCGCGCTCGAGGGTCGTGGCGGCTGGCTGCACGAGGGCCGCCACATCGAGGCGAACGGGCGCCGGGCGCTGGTCCGGATCGACGATCCCGACATCCGGCGCACGCCCATCGCGAGCTACAGTCTGAACGGGGCCGCCGCGGCCTTCGCCTCGTGGGAAGAGCTGGTCCAGCGCTACGAGACCGAGCGGCGGCGGTTCGAGGCGCTCGGCGACGACACCGACTTCGCCCGGGTGCATTACACCGACATCGGCGTGCCCTACCGGCGCCCGGAGGCCGAAGAGGAGGGCGCCCTCACCGCGGCGCAGATCCGTGAGCACATGCGCGAGCAGGAGAGGCGCCTCGCCCCGGCCTGGACGCGCTTCGTCACGGTCTCGATCGACGTGCAGGGCAACCGCTTCGAGGTGCTGGTCATGGCCTGGGGCGCGCAGGGCGAGCGGATGCCGATCGACCGGTTCGCCGTGGCGCAGCCTCCCGACCATGCCCCGCGCGCGAAGGGCTGTGACGACCGCTACCGGGCGCTCGACCCCGGGCGCTATGTCGAGGATGCCGATGCGCTCCTCGATCTGCCCGAGCGTCTCTACCCGGTGGAGGGGGCGAGCTGGAGCCTGAAGCCCTGCGCGCTGGTGATCGACTTCAATGGCCCTGCCGGCTGGTCGGACAATGCCGAGAAGTTCTGGCGCGCGCGCAGGCGCGACGGTCAGGGCGGGCTCTGGTGGCTCTCGATCGGCCGCGGCGGCTTCCAGCAGCGCGACCGGGTCTGGCACGAGGCGCCGGAGCGGGGCTCGAAGGGCAGGCGGGCGCGCGGCATCAAGCTGCTGAACATGGCGACCGACCGGATGAAGGAGAGCGTCCTCGCGGCCGTCGGCCGGTTCGAGGGCGGTCAGGGCGCCCAGCATGTGCCCTCTTGGCTCGAGGCGGAGCATCTCGACGAGCTCCTCGCCGAGCGCCGGGGCGCCAAAGGCTACGAGAAGCGCACGCCCGCCGCCCGCAACGAGACGCTCGACCTCTCGGTGCAGGCGTTGGCCGTGGCGGAGTTCAAGGGGCTGAACCGGATCGACTGGGAGGCGCCGCCCGCCTGGGCCGAGGCGGGGCCCGCCAACCCGTTCGCCGTGGCCGTGTCCGCGGCTGCGGCAGAGGCCGCACCGGCCCCGCGCCGGCGCGCGCGGACCTCGCGCTCGCGATACATGGAGGGATCATGACGCTCGACGATATGGAGCGGCGGCTCACGGGGCTGCTCGACATCCGCCACCGGGGCGTGCGGTCGGGCTCGGTCGGGTCCGAACGGGTGGAGTATCAGAGCGATGCCGATCTCGCGCGGGCCATTGCCGATCTCGAACGGCGCATCGCGAAGGCGCGGAAGACGGCGCGCCGGGTGATCCGGCCCTATGCGGTGAAGGATCTGTGATGGCGGGGACCTTCCTGCGCCGGCTCGGCGCCTGGGTCGGCGGGTTCGATGCGGGCCTCGCCAACCGGCGCCTGCGCGGCTTCCGCCCCGCACGCGCCCATGTGAATGCGCTTCTCGCCGCGGCCGGCCCCGACATGAACGCCCGCGCGCGCTACCTCGTGCGCAACAACGGCTATGCCCAGGGCGCGCTCGACAGCTGGGCCGCGAACACGGTCGGCACCGGGGTGAAGCCCTCCTCGCTCATCGCGGCGCCGGCGCGGAAGGCAGCCCTCCAGCGGCTCTGGCAGGACTGGACCGACGAGGCGGATGCCGAGGGCGTGACCGACTTCTACGGCCTGCAGCGCCGCATCGCGCGCGAGTTCTTCCTCACGGGCGAATGCTTCGTGCGCCTGCGCGCGCGGAGGCCCGGCGACGGGCTCACGGTGCCGCTCCAGCTCCAGTGCCTGCCCTCCGAGATGCTGCCGATCGGCCGGACCGAGGTGCTGGGCGGCGGGCGCGCGATCCGGCAGGGGATCGAGTTCGACGCGGTGGGCCGGCGGGTGGCCTATCACTTCCATCGCCGCCATCCGGGCGATCCGACCGAGCCGGGGCTTGCGGGCGAGACGGTGCGCGTGCCGGCCGAGGATGTGCTCCACATCGTCGATCCGGTCGAGAGCGGCCAGCTCCGCGGCGTCTCGCGCTTCGCGCCCGCCATCGTGAAGCTCTTCCTGCTCGATCAGTACGACGATGCCGAACTCGACCGGAAGAAGGTCGCGGCCATGTATGCGATGTTCATCACCTCGAACGATCCGGATGCGGCGCCGCTCGAGGGCGAGCTGGGCGATCAGGTGGCGCCGGGGCAGATCGTGCGTCTCGACCCGGGCGAGGACATGAAGGTGGCCGATCCCGCGGACTCGGGCGCGACCTACGAGCCGTTCCAGTACCGCACGCTCCTGCAGGTCTCGGCCGCGCTCGGGATCCCCTACGCCCATCTCTCGCAGGACATGGTGAAGGCGAACTATTCCAATGCCCGCACCGCGCTCATGGAATTCCGCCGCCGGGTCGAGGCCTTCCAGCATTCGGTCCTCGTCTATCAGCTCTGCCGTCCGGTCTGGGCGCGCTTCACCGATCTCGCGGTGCTGACCGGAGCGGTGCGGCTGCCGGGCTATGAGCGCCGGAGGCGGGACTATCTCGCCTGCGAGTGGCTGCCGCCGAAGTGGCAATGGGTCGATCCGCTGAAGGACATCCGCGCCGAGATCGAGGAGATCGGCGCGGGCCTCAAAAGCCGGTCGCAGGCGATCGGGGAGCGCGGCTACGACGCCGAGGAGGTCGATCGCCAGATCGCCGCCGACCGCAAGCGCGAGGGGCGGCTCGGGCTCGACTTCCGCCGCAGCGCGCAGGGCTCCTCCGCACCTGCGGCGCAGGACGGGGCGCGCGCCGACGAGGAGGACGACGAGGATGACGACGGCCGCGCGGCGGACCGCGACGCCGGCAGGAGGGCAGAGCCATGAACTATCCGATGATCGCGGGCCGGGTGTTCGGCACGCCGCTGCTGGTCGATCCCGTGAAGGGCGCGGCCTTTCTGGCAGGCCTCGGCCCCCGGCTCGTGAACGGGGCGCTCGAACTGCGCGGGCTCGAGGAGCTCGCGCCCGACCGCGTGGCCGAGGCCGGGCGGATCGCGCCGCGCGCCTCGGTGCTCCTCGACGATGCGGGCGACGCCCGCCGGGAGGCGGGCCGGCCGCTCTACCGTGTGGAGGGCGGCGTCGCGGTGATCGAGGTCACCGGCACGCTCGTTCACCGTGGCGGCTGGATCGGCCAGTCCTCGGGGACGACCTCCTACGAGGGGCTGATGGCGCAGATCACCGCGGCCGTGGCCGATACGTCCGTGCGCGGCATCGCGCTCGAGATCGACAGCTACGGCGGCGAGGTGGCGGGCCTCTTCGATCTGGCCGACGCGATTCGGGCCGCGCGGGCGGTGAAGCCGGTGCGCGCCTTCGTGGCCGAGGCGGCGCTCTCGGCGGCCTATGCGATTGCGAGCCAGGCCGAGCGGATCGTGCTGCCGCGCACCGGCGCCGTGGGCAGCATCGGCGTGCTTCTCGTTCATGCCGACTTCTCGCAGGCCATGGCCGACCGCGGTGTCGCGGTCACGCTGATCCATGCCGGGCGGCACAAGGTCGACGGCAATCCCTACGAGGCCCTGCCCGAGGGGGTGCGCGCAGACCTGCAGGCCCGCGTCGAGGCCTCGCGCGCGCTCTTCGCCGAGACGGTCGCGGCCGGCCGCGGCGCGCGGCTCAGCCGACAGCAGGCGCTCGCCACCGAGGCGCAGGTCCTCGACGGCGCCGCCGCGGTGGCCGCGGGGCTGGCCGACGAGGTCTCCGATCTCCGCAGCGCCTTCGCCGCCTTCCGCGCCGAACTGTCCCATCCGCACCTTACATCCCCCCGGGCCGGCGCGCCGGCCGCAGCCAAGGAGACCCCGACCATGACCGACGAGACCACCGACCAGACCACGACCGGCGCCGCGCGAGGTACGGCCGCAGAGGGCAGCGCGCCCCCGGTGGATGCCGCGGAAGGATCCGGCACAGCACCGGTCGCGAATGTCGCCGTGGCCGAGGCCGCCGAACTGATCGAGATCGGCCAGCAGGCGGCCCGGCTCGGCCTCACCGTCGATGTGGCCGACGCGATGCGTCGCGGTCTCTCGGCCGCAGCCCTCCGCCGCACCGTGCTCGACGGGCTGGCGGCCCGGGGCGACGGGGCCGACCTCGTGGCCCATGCCCCGACTGCGGCCGCCGGGCCGAAGGAAAGCCCGCTCCTCGCCGCCGCGCGCCGCACCGCCGAAGCGCAGGCCGCCAGCCGCCGGGCCTGATCCGGCGGCGGGGCGCCCGAACCGCGCCCCACGCGCGCGCACCCTCTTCCTCCCGCACCGCTCCGAAGCCCCCGCATCCCCATGGACCGCGGGCGCTTCTGCACGCCCTCATCCCCGAAAGGACCCCCGACCATGGCACCCCTGATCAAGCCGCCCAGCCTCGGCGATCTCGTGAAGTACGAGCTCGAGCCGAACTTCACCCGCGAGACGGTCACGCTGCGGGCCGGCACCGCCTATCCGCTGGGCGCCGTCCTGGGCCTCGTCGCCACCGGCCCCGACGCCGGCCGGTTCGCCTTCGCCGCGGACGCGGCCGAGACCGGCGAGACCGCGGCCGCCGCCGTCCTCCTTGAGCCGGTCGACGCGACGGACGGCGAACGCCGCGGCACCGTCCTGCGCCGCGGCCCCGCGATCCTCTCCCGCGCGGAGCTGGTCTTCGACCCGACCCTCGAGGAGGAGAGCCAGCGGGCCGGCCGGATCGCCGAGCTCACCGACCTCGGCCTCGTCGTCCGCGACACGGCCTGAGCCCCGGCCGCCCTCCCGTCCCATCCATTCTCACCGGCAGCCCGCCCGGCGCCGATCCCCGTTCCTGAAGGAGCCCGATCATGACGATCACCCGCAATCCGTTCGACGCCGGCGGCTATTCGCTGGCCGAGATGACCCAGGCCATCAACATCCTGCCGAACCTCTACACCCGCCTCGGCCAGATGGGCCTCTTCCAGTTCGAGGGCGTGACCCAGCGCAGCGTGATCATCGAGCAGGCCGAGGGCGTGCTCTCGCTGCTGCCTTCCCAGCCCTGGGGCGGGCCCGCGACCGTTGGCGGCCGCGAGCGCCGCTCGATGCGCTCCTTCGCGCTGCCCCACATTCCGCATGACGACGTGATCACCGCGGCCGATGTGCAGGGCCAGCCCGCGCTGGGGTCGACCGGGCAGGCCGATCCCCTGGCCGAGGTCATGACGCGTAAGCTCGCGCTCATGCGCCGCAAGCACGCGGCGACGCGGGAATATATGGAGATGAACGCGCTCCGCGGCGTGGTGAAGGACGGGGCCGGCCTCACGCTCTACGACTACTTCGCCGAGTTCGGCCTCGTGCAGATCTCGGTGGACTTCCTCCTCGGCACGGCCGGGACGAACGTCCAGGCCAAGTGCCGTGAGGTGCTGCGGGCGGTCGAGGAGGAGCTCAAGGGCGAGTCCATGACCGGCGTCACCGCCCTCGTGAGCCCCGAGTTCTTCGACAAGCTGATCGGCCATCCGAAGGTCGAGGAGGCCTACAAATACTATGCCTCGAGCGGGGCGCAGCCGCTGCGGCAGGACGTGCGGCGGAGCTTTCCCTTCGCGGGCCTCCTCTTCGAGGAATATGTGGGCTCGGTCACGCTCGCAGGCGGTGCCTCCGAGCGGCTGGTGCCGGCACAGGAGGGCACGGCCTTCCCGCTCGGCACGATGGACACGTTCCGCACCTACGGCGCCCCGGCCGATCTTCTGGAAGCCGTCAACACCATCGGCCAGCCGATCTATGCCCGCCAGCTCCTCGATCCGAAGGGACGCTGGATCGACCTCATGACCGAGGCCAACATCCTGCCGGTCAACAAGCGCCCGCGCCTCGCGGTGCGGATCCTGACCTCGAACTGAGCCGGCCGCCATGTCCGGCCTCTTCGAGGGCATGGGCGCGACCCTGACCGCCCTCTTCGGCGCGCCCGCGCGCTACCTGCCGCAGGGCGGGCCCGCGCGCGACGTGCCCTCGATCTTCCGCGAGGAGCAGGTCGAGGCCGAGGATCCGGAGGGGCGCATCGTGCTCGTCATGGCGCCCACCTGGCGGGTGCGCCGCGATCTGGTCCCCGAGCTCGCGCGGCGGGACCGGATCCGGCTGGCGGACGGCCGGGTCTATGAGGTGGATGAGATCTGGCCGCCCGCCACCCCGGCGGCCGATGCGCTCACGCGTTGCACCCTGCGGAAGGTCGCGCCATGACCGGGCGCATCCGCTTCCGTCAGATCGCCCGCGCGGCGCTCGCCGCCGATCCGCGCATGGGCAGCTTCTCGCAGATCTCCGCCTGGGAGGCGCGCCCCGACGCGGGCCGCCTGCCGCTCCTGATGGTGGTGACGCCGGTCGAGCGGGCGGCGCAAACCACGCTCTCGGCCTTCGAGCGCGCGACCGTCCTTCAGGTGGGCGTGAAGCGGCTCGGCAGCGACGATCTCGAGGATCTCCTCGACGCGGATGCGGATGCCGTCGAGGGCGCGATCTGCCGGGCGTTCCAGCAGGCGGCCATCGTCTGCCTGCCCGAGGAGGTGACGGTCACGCTCAACACGGACGGCGAGCAGGCCGTGGGCACGCTGATCTCGAGCTTCCGCATCGTCTGGCGCAGGCCGATCCCGCGGCCCGCGCCCTGACCTTGCCCCGGCCCGCGGGCTGGCCTCGGCCGAAAAGCGGGCGATCCATTGCAACCGGGCCTCGCGCACCCCGCACCGCGGGCCGCGGCCCCTGCCGAAAGGGCAACACCATGAACGATACCGTCACGCCGGGCATCGGCACGCTGATCTATGCCTCGACCGCGCTGCCCGCCGCCGCCACCGACACGGCCTATGGGGCGCTCACCTGGACTGCGGTGGGCGAGGTCACCGAAGTGCCCGAATACGGCGGCTCGGCCGAGGTGGTGAACCACACGCCGCTCGCGACCGGCATCACCCAGAAATACCACGGCGCGGTGAACTACGGCTCGATGCAGATCCCGCTCGCCTTCAACAGCACCGACGCGGGCCAGGCCATCCTCGAGGCCGCGCGGAAGAACCGCAACCGCATCGCCTTCAAGATCGCCTTCCCGAAGATCGACCCGCTCTCCACCGAGGGGGCGGCCGATTACTTCCAGGGCAAGGTCTTCGGCTTCACCAAGAGCGCGCCCGCCAACGGCGTCGTCTCGGGATCGGTGACCGTCGAGATCGAGACCGAGCTCACCTCGGTCGAGGAGGCCTGAGCCTCCCCCCGGATCCCGCCCGGCGACGGGCGGGACCGGCCGCGGCCGACGCGGTTCATCGGCGGCGGTCCCCCTGAACCGGAACCCCAAGGATCATGCACATGGACTTCACCCAGTTCGACAGCCGCACCGCGGCCGAAACCGCCCGCCCGCTCCATCTCCGCCACCCGGCCACGGGCCGGCTCCTCTTCGCCGACGAGGCCGAAGCGAAGCCCTGCGAGGTGCTGGTGCTCGGCTCCGAGAGCCGTGCCGCACAGGCCGCGATCCGCGCCGCGCAGAAGGCACGGCTCAAGACCGACCGCGACGACGAGCGCCAGACCATGGAGGAGGTCCATGCGAACCTCGTCGCCGCTGCAAAGCCCTTGGTCGCGGGCTTCCGCAACGTGAACCGCGGCGAGTCGCCCGCCGGCCCGGCCGACGCCGAATGGTTCCTGAACCTCAACCTGATCACCGGCCGCGAGGGCGAGAAGAGCTTCGTCGAGCAGGTCATGGGCTTCGCCACCAGCCGCGCGAACTACCTGGGAAACGGCTCGCCCGACTGACGCTCTATGCGCGGCAGACGGGCTTCCTGCAGGCCACGCCGGAGAAAGCGAAGCGGACCCGGATGGAAGATCTGCGGGCGGCCCGGCGGCCGCTCGGCCTGCCCGAGATCGAGGCCGGGAAGTATCTGATCGCCTGCCTCACCGCCGAGGACGGTCTCGGCTGGTGCGCGACAGACCCGATGGGCGGGCTCGCCCCGCATTCCTGGGCCGAGATCGAGGCCTACAGCCGCGCGGCCGGCCTCGACCTCGAGCCCTGGGAGGCGCGCCAGATCCGCGCCATGTCGGCCGCCTATGTCGAGGGCCGGATCGAGGGCCGGAAGAAGAACGGCGTGGCGCCGACCTTCTCCGGCGGAGAGGCCGCGAGGAAGCGCGAGCTGGCTCAGGCCATCAGGGCGCAGATGCGGCTGGCGCAGGCGCCAGCGTGACAGTCCGCAGCTGGCCGCCCTTCGGGGCGGCTTTATCGTGAGGAACCCATGTCCATGTCCAATGTCGGCGCCATGCGCGCCACCCTCGGCCTCGACGTCTCTCAGTTCGAGAACCGGGCCCAGTCCGCCAGCCGGACCGCAAAGCAGATGTCCGACGCCATGGCCCGGGCGTTCCAGGTTGCGAAGGCCTCTGCCATGGGCGGCGCCCGGAGCTTCGAGGAGTTGCGGGCCTCGATCGATCCGACCTTCGCCGCGACGCAACGCTATGCCGTCATCCAGCGCGAGCTCGCAGGCATGGTGGAGAGCGGCGCCGCCAGCCAGCGCGCGGCGAACCTCGTCCTCGAGCAGGCGGCGGCGAAGTACATGGGGGTGGAGACGGCGGCCGAGCGGACGGCACGGGCGCAGCGAGAGACATCTGCCGCGGCGGACGCGGCCGCCCGCGGCTATACCGCGCTCCGGGCGCAGGTCGATCCGCTCTATGCGGCCTCGAAGCGGTACGAGCAGGCGCTCGAGACGCTGAATGCGGCGCAGGCGGCGGGGGTCATCGGCGATCAGGAACGCGCGCGGACGCTCAAGCTGCTCGACGCCCAGATGATCTCGGCGGATCGTGCGACGGCGGCGGCCACACAGGGCATCGGCCGGTTCACGCCCGCGATCACCAATGCCTCGTTTCAGGTGCAGGACTTCGCGGTGCAGGTCGCCTCGGGTCAGTCGGCGATGATCGCCTTCACCCAGCAGGCGCCCCAGCTTCTTGGCGCCTTCGGATTCTCCGGGAAGCTGGCCCTGATCGGGGCGGGCCTCGGGACGATCCTCGCGATCGGCGCCGCCCTTGTGCCCGTGTTCCAGCGCATGGCCGCCGGGACCGCGGGACTGAAGGAAAAGATCGACGATCTGACGAAGTCGGTGGACGGCTACAAGAGCGCCTCGGGACGCGCCCACAAGTCGGCCATGGAACTCACCGCCGAGTTCGGCGCCAACGCCGCGAGCGCGCGGGAGGCCTACACCGCTCTGCAGAGCCTGGCGCAACTCACCGCCGTGCAGGATCTTCGCAAGGCCATGGAGGGCATCGGGGACGCCATTCCCTCGTCCTTCGGTCGCCTTGTATCGCAGCTGGATGCCACGGGCCGCGTCGGGGCGCAGGCCGCCGCCAACCTCCGCACTCAGTTCGGGCTGACCGCGGAGGAAGGGAAGCGTCTCGCCGAGGCCATCCACGCCGTGGGAGCCTCCTCCGGCCCCGAGGAGGCGGCAAAGCGCGCGGCCGAGCTTCATCGGACGATGGTCGACGTGTTCGGAGCGGTGGAATCCATCCCGCCCGAGTTCCAGACTCTCGCGCGCCTCGCGGCCGAGGGCAATGTCGCGGCTCTGCAGTTGCTCGGGACCATGAACGGCCTGACCGGCAGCATCTCCTCTGCGGCATCGGAAGCGGCGCGGCTGGCTTCAAACCTCGGCTCCGCGGCCAACAGCGCCGCGGCGGAGGCCTCGCGCCAGATCTCGATCATCGATGCGCAGATGGCCGCGATCCGCGCCGGTCAGGACGAGGTGATCGCGGGCAAGCGCGCAGCCATCGATCTGGATCGGCAGGCCTATGTGGCGGCGAAGATGGCGGCGGGCATGGATGCGGATCGCGCCGAGTCTCTCGCGTCGCAGGTCTTCGCCTCGCAGGAGATCCTCGCCGTCCGGGAAGAGGAGCTGCGGGCGATGCAGAAAGCCCGCTCGGAGGCCGAGAAGGTCGCCAACGGAGGCGCCAAGGCGGCTGCGGCGGAGGCGAAGGCGCTGGACAAGAGCGCCCGGAAATACCTCGAGATGATCGACCCGATGGAGAAGTATCGCCGGAAACAGGCCGAGCTGAAGAAGCTCCTCGATGCCGGCAGGATCTCGGCGGACCAGTATCGGCGGGCACTGGCAGAGATCGCGGCCGAGATGGGCGAGAATAACCCCGTGTTCGAGGAGTTCCGCAGCGCCGTCGGGAGCGCGGTCGACTGGATGCTCGACGGCTTCCGCGGCGGCTTCGACGGCCTCCTCGACATCGCGAAGACCACGCTGAAGCAGATCATCGGCATGTTCATGACGAACCGGATCACGCTCTCGCTCGGCCTCGGGGTCTCGGGCGCGGCCGCAGGCGCTGCCGGGGCAGCCGTTGCGGGCGCGGGCGGCATGGGCACTCTCGGCGCGCTCGGCGGCATCGCGAGCGGGATCAATGCGGTGCTCGGCGGCATCGGCGGCGCGCTTTCCGCCTTCGGCACCGGCGCCTGGGGCGCGCTCTCGAACTTTGCAACGGGCGGCCTGTCCGGCGGCCTGGCCTATATCGGCAGCTCCCTGAACTTTGCCACGAGCGGTCTGGTCGGGTTCGCGCAGGCGGCGGGCGCGATCCTCGGCCCCATTGCCGCCGTGGCGGCGGCCTTCTCCTTCTTCGGCTCGAAGACGAAGCTCCTCGATGCAGGCCTGCGCGTCACGGTGCGCGAGCTGAATGCGATGGTGGAGAGCTACCGGAAGGTCGAGAAGTCCCGGTTCGGCGGGCTCTCGAAGTCGCGGCGCACGAGCTACGGCCTCGCGGACGGTGCGGTGGCCGGCCCCATCGTCAAGGCCGTGAGCCAGATGCAGGCCTCGGTCATGGATGTGGCGGACACGCTCGGCATCGGGGCCGAGGCCTTCAAGGGCTTTGCGGCCTCCGTGAAGTTCTCGACCAAGGGGCTCTCCGACGAGGAGATCGGGGCGAAGCTGCAGGAGAAGCTCACCGAGCTCGGCGACAACTTCGCCGCCCGCGCCTTCGGCTATGTCGGAAAGAACGACCAGGCGATCCGGGACCTCGAGAAGCGGATCGCGGAGGGGACGTCCGATGCGGTGGTGAGCGGGCTCAAGGGATCCCTCGGCGACAAGATTCTCTCCGCCTTCCTCGGCCGAAAGATGCAGGGCGACCTGGCCGACCTGATCGCGGGCAACACGCTCGTCTCGACCCGCCCCGAGCTCGCCGCTCTGGTCAAGGAGGGCGAGAGCTTCGTCGAGGCCCTGCAGCGGCTGAGCGCGGCCATGTCCGGGGTCAACGGCGTGATGGACACGCTCGGCCACAGCTTCCGGGCGGTGGACATGGTGACAGCCGGCATGGCCTCGGATCTGGCGGCGCTCTTCGGCGGGCTGGAGGGATTGGTCTCCGCCACCACCGGCTATTATCAGGCCTTCTATAACGAGGCCGAGCGGATGGAGACCGCGACCCGGCAGGCGACCGAGGCGCTGGCGAAGCTGGGTGTGGCCCTTCCCGAGACCCGGGCGGAGTATCGCCGGCTGGTCGAGGCGCAGGATCTCACCACCGAGCGGGGTCGAGAGCTCTACGCCGCCCTCGTCGGCATGGCGGGCGTCATGGATCAGATCCTGCCGAGCGTGGCCGGCCTCTCGGCCGGGCTGGCGGGGCTCGTGGGCACGATCACCACCGATCTCGACGGGATGATCTCTGGGGCGGCCGAAGCGCAGCGGGCGGCGGCCGCGGCAGCGAAGGGCTGGTATCAGGTCACGCTGTCTCTGCGCGATTATATCGGCGACCTGCGCTCTGCCGCCTCCGAGCTGATCGGCCCCGCGGTGGCGGCGGCGCAGTCGCAGGCGCGCTACCAGACGATGCTGGCGAGCGCGATGGCAGGCGATCAGGAGGCGGCCAAGGCCGTCTCCGGCGCGGCCTCGGCCTATATCGACGCCGTGCGCGGGCAGGCCCGGTCGGCGGTGGATGTGGCCCGCGCGCAGGCGCAGGTGCTCTCGGACCTGCAGCTCCTGCAGGGCGTGACCGGCCTCGAGGGGGCGAAGGAGGATGTGCTGGCCAGCCTCTATCGGGAGCAGGTCGATCTCCTGACCGAGGTGCGGGACTATCTGGGCCAGGGCGGCCTCCTCGACCCCGCCCGGATCGACGCGCTCAACGGCCAGCTCGGATCGCTCGAAGGCGCCATCGCCGCGGCGAAGGAGATCTCCTACGCCGCGCTCCGCGAGCGGATCGACGTGACCTTGGGGCTGACGGGGACGGCCCAGATCCCGGCCGATCTGCGCCGCATCCTGAAGAATGCCACGAGCGGCGTCGAGGTCTCGCTCGACATGGTGCTGCGGCGGATGGATCTGACGCCCGATCTGGTCTGGATCGCGGCGAAGGCCTCCTCCGACCACCTCGCGCGGATCCGCTATCTGGCGAAGACCGACGCGCTGCCGGACGATCTGCGCGCCATCGCCGCCGTCCGCGTGGCGCAGTCGGTGCGCCGGCTCGCGCTGGTGATGGACCGGCCCAGCTCCGATCTCGGCATGGCGGAGCTCCTGAAGGCCCTTGGCGCCCAGGGCGGCCGGATCACCCTCGGCGGCAGCTTCGCCTTCGATCCCTCGACCGGCTTCTCGAGCTGGTTCGAGACCACGACGCGGGGGGCGATCACGGCGCCGATGACGGCGCTGCGCACCGCGCTCGGCGATCTGGCGGCCGCCGTGCGGGCAGAAACGGCCGCCGCGACGAAGAGGGGACAGGGGGCGGCGCTCTCGGCCTTCGCTGGGGGCCTCGCGACCAATGCGGCCGGCGACATCCTCGCCACGGACAAGCAGATCATGGCGATGGCCGCCAAGGCCGGGATCTCGACCGACGGCAAGACCATCGGGCAGGTGATGCGGGCCATCGAGGGCTTCTCGCCGCTCGACGGGATCGAGACGATCCGCCGGCTGCCGGGGAGCCTGAAGGACTACCTCTGGGGCCTCTTCCAGCAGCGGCAGGGCCGGATCCCGCTCGATACCGCCGATTACCTGCGGCTCTATCCGGACGTGGCGGCGGACGAATATGGCTACGACCCGACCATCCATTACCGCAACCACGGCCGCGAGGCGATCCTCGCGGGCCTGCGGCCGTTCCGGCCGGAAGTGTTCGACTGGTCGGCCATCGGCCTCGACGTCCCGGGCTTCGCCGCGGGCGGGCTCCATGGCGGCGGCCTGCGCCTCGTGGGCGAGCTCGGGCCCGAGCTCGAGGCCACCGGCCCGAGCCGGATCCACAGCGCGGGGCGGACCGCCGACATCCTCGGCGGCGCCGCCATGGGCGCCTCCGAGGTGGCCGGCGCCGTGCGCGATCTGCAGGCCGAGCTCGTGGCTCTGCGGGCCGAGCTCGCAGAGATGAAGGTCTGGGCCCGCAAGGGGGCCGAGGCCTCCACCGCCACCGCGAAGGACCTGCGCCGGATCGGCACGGTGGGGGTGCGGATCGACCCGACGGAGGCCGTCTGATGCGGATCATCCTGCCGACCCCGGTGACGCCGGCGGCCCTTCTTGCGAGCAACATCCCCGAGGACGATCATCCCGCCTGGGGGGCCGGCCAGACCTATGCCCGGGGCGCGCGCGTGGTGGCCCATCACGGCGTCTGGGAGAGCGTGGCCGACGGCAACACGGGCCACGATCCGGCGGAAGATACGCTCGGCAGCTGGTGGCTCCGGATCGGGGCCACCAACCGCTGGCGCGCCTTCGACGAGCGGATCGGCGGCCAGACGGTCGGCGGCCATACGATCGCCTATTCCATCCGGCTGCCGCGGACGCTGAACCGCATCGCCTTCTTCAACCTCGATGCGGCTTCGGTCCGGGTGAGGGTCACCACCCCCGCAGCCGTGACGATTCATGACCGGACGGTGGATCTCGTCGCCCGCGACCCGGTCGGCACCTTCTGGGAATATGTCTTCACCGAGTTCGCCTTCACCCCGAACGTGATCGTGGCGGCCCCGCTGCCGGCAGGCGCCACGCTCGACATCACGGTCACGGGGGGCGCCGTCACCCGCGTGGGCGAGATCGTCATGGGCCGCGACACGCCGGTCGGCACCACGGTGGCCGGCACCGGCCTCGGCCTCGTCGACTATTCCGTGAAGCAGCGCGACGAATGGGGCGGGCTCTATATCGTGCCGCGCCCCGTCACCCGCACCGTCTCGCTCGCCTTCCAGGTCCCGCTCGAGGGCGCGGCGCGCGTCCAGTCGATCATGGAGCGGGTCTCGAGCCGGCTCGCCGTCTTCTATGCCGGCGAGGGGGTCGATGTCTGGGGCACCACCGTCGCCGGCATCCTCCGCGATTACGACCTGACCCTCGGCCATGTCATCTGCGACGGCCGCGCCGAGGTCGAGAGCCTCGCCTGACGCAAGGGAGCACCCCATGGACTTCTTCTCTCCTCCGCCGACGCCGCCGAACAGCGGCAACCCCGGCACCTTCAACGACGATGCCGATGCCTTCCTCGGCTGGTTCCCGGCCTTCGTGGCCGAGCTGAACGCGCTTCTGCCCTATCTCACCGGCGCGGGCTTCTCCGACGGCACCGCGGCCGCCCCCGGCCTCGTCTGGCGGGGCGATCCCGACACCGGGCTCTTCCGGCCGGGGAGCAACGCGCTGGGGGTGACGGCCGGCGGCGTCCTCCGGCTCACGGTCTCGGCCCTCGCGCTGACCTCGACCGTGCCGCTCCGGGCGCCGCTCGGGACGGCCGGGGCGCCGGGGATCGCGTTCGAGACCGATCCCAACACCGGGATCCGCAGCGACGGGTCGGACGTCCTCCACTTCGTCACCGGCGGCGCGACCCGTGGCTTCTTCTCCACCACCCACTTCCAGTCCACCCTCCCGGCCGTGCTGCCCGCCGGAGCGGCGGCCGCCCCCGCCCTCACCTTCGCGGGCGACCTCGACACCGGGATCTTCCGAGCGGCGGCGGACCTGCTCGGGATCGCGGCCGGGGGAGAGGAACGGTTCCGCGTCGGCTCCGGCCGCGCGGCGGCGCTCGTGCCCTTCAGCGTGCCGGACGGGACGCAGACCCTCCCCGGCCTCACCTTCAACGGCGAGGTCGGCTCGAACACCGGCTTCTTCCTCGCGGCCGAGAACGAGATCGGCGTCACCTGTCAGGGGACGGAGCGGGCACGGTTCACGCCCTCCGGCATGCAGCTGCAGGGGCTCCTCTCCGGCACGGCCGTGACCCAGAGCGATCTCGACACCACGCCCGGGCGCCTCCTGAAGGTCGGGGACTACGGGCTCGGCGGCACGGCGCGCCCGATCCCCGGCAACGATGCCGACCAGATCGGGACGACCGGCTTCTATCAGGTGACGGGCGCCACGCTGAACCGTCCCGCCGGCATGAGCGTCGGTACCCTGCAGCACATCCAGCACGGGGCGGCCCGCGCGGTGCAGATCGCCTATCCTCAGACGGCATCCGATACGGGGCGCTGGTGCCGGCACAAGGATACCAGCTGGGGCGACTGGTTCCTGACCTACGACCAGCGCAACATCGTCGGCGCCGTCAGCTGGGCCTCCGGCTTTCCGCGCGGCGGCATCATCGAAAAGGGCGAGACGGCTGGCGCCGAATATGTCCGCTTTGCGGATGGGACGCAGCTTTGCCGCCTGGTCCAGACCGGCGTTCCGGGTCCGGCCACGCCGCAGGGGCCGCTCTATCGCACCGAATGGCAGACGGTGACGCTGCCCGTCGAGTTCGTGAGCGGCGCCCTGAACGGCCATTGCGTGACTGGCGGCTGCCGGGGCGGCTCGGTGATCTCGCTCCTCGGCCGGCCGGGGGCGTCGAACGTCGCGGCCTACATGCTGCTGTCGCCGACGTCCTACGGAGGCACGCAGACCGTCGATCTTCTCGTCACCGGCCGCTGGAGGTAACCCGCCATGATGCGCATTCGCATGGTCCCGCTTCGGCGGATGTATGAGCTGACCCTGTTCCGCGTGCAGGGAGACACCCTGACCTGCAATGACATGGTCTATGACTTCAGCGGCGTCGAGGAGGGCGACGTGCTGCCCTGGGACGCGATGGACAACACCTGGGTCACCAGCAACGTCACCCGGGTCGACGGCGTCCTCGAATTCGAGGTGGTCTTCCCCCACGGCTATTACGGGGACCTGCCCTTGCCGACCCCCGGCATCCTCGAGGTCGAGGATCAGGATATCGAGATCCCGCCCTACCTCCCGCCGTCCGCGGAGGGCTGATCCATGGCAAGGAAGAAAGCAGTGATGACGACCGCGACCATCGATTACAGCAGGCTCGTGAAGGCCCGGGACATCAAGGCGCAGGCCGAGGCCCGTGCGCGGGGTCCGGCCGAGATCAGCATCCTGCAGGCCATGATCGTGGTCGGCGAGGAGAAGTGGGCCCGTGCGATGAAGGTCGCGGAGGACGCGGCCTATCCGTGGGCGATGCGGGCCGCACTCCGCGGCGCGACGACGCTCGTCCGGGCTTCGGAGACGACGGACACGCTGGCCTTCCTCCTCGGCCTCTCGCCGGAGGAGACGGACCGGCTGTTCGTTGAGGCCGCAGAGGTGACGCTGTGAGCCCGGTTCGGTTCAGCGCGGGCCGCTGACACGCCGGCCGCCCGCGCCGCCGGGGTCGCCTGTCGTCGGAGGCTGCGCGAATTGCCGAGGCGGCCGGGCCCCCCGCCGGGATCGCCGGCTGAGAGCCGCTGGCCGCCCGAGGCGCCCCCGCCTTCCCGATCATGATGAGAAGACCCGGCCGCCTCCGGCCGCGTCCACAGACGCGCAAGGCGCACACCACAGGAGCGGCGCGATGCCGGAAAAGGGACTGATCGACACCATCACGGCGCTCTGGGGCGGGGCCATCGCCACGCTGATCGCCGCCGCCATGGGGCGGCTCATGTATCACACGGGCGAGGTCCGCGCCCGCCGCCGTGCCTTCTTCGGCCGCGAGCTCCTCTGGGAAATCCCCGCCCTCGTCGCCATGGCCTTCATCGGCGAGGCCCTCAGCTCCTACCTCGCCCTCGACGGCCGGGCGGCCATGGGGCTCGTGGCGATGCTGGCCTATCTCGGGCCAAGGGGCACCACGGCAATGCTGGAGCGGCTCTGGCGGGGACGGAGTGCGGGGTGACGTGCGGCAGGTAGGTCCTTAGTCGCCGGCTTTGGCCTGACTCCGCTCATGCAGCCGCACACGGAGATCCTTCCACTTGGCGCAGAATGAGCGAGCCCGCTTCTCTATCTCCGGATCCGGGTTCAGAATGAAGAACGTCCTGGGACTGTAAGCCGTGGCCCGAACGGCCAAACCTGGCAGACCTATTTCGTCCATCCAATGATCGACCTCAACATCATGGCCTCCCCGGCGCCGTGTATTATGGTGGTAAATGATAGCACAGCGGCCGCGCGCGAGAGCCACAACCTCTTCCACAGGAATCTGCTTCCCAAATTTGGACCGACCCTTGCGATCATCCCGATCGTCCACGACGCCATTGTCTGGATCCGCAAATACCAGATCGCACTCCCGCAACGTCTCCAGCACTCGCGAGAACCACGAACGACGCCAGCCACGCCGAAGGGGAGGCGGAACCGACGCGACATCCAAGCTCTCGTCGGATGCAACGACATCGCCAAGCACAGGCAGAAGAGACGCTATTGTCCGAGCATCCACGACCACCTTCTCCAAGTGGTCGAAGAGATGGGGGTCGAGTGACGAATAACGGGCTTGCCGCGACAGATAGGAGATGTGACGGCCATCAGAATTGTGGCTTTCGTCAGGAAACCTGTACCACGCCACCCCGAGGCGGCGTCCAGGCATGAGCGCCCTCAAAAGGCCGAGCTTTACGAAATCTCCAATGTCGCCTGCATATCGGTCCTGCATTGGCATGCCTCATGTCGGTTTCATCTCGAACCGCATTTGGGGGTACGGATATGGCCGTGTCGAGAGGAATGCCACGTACAAAGGCGGGTTCAGCACTCCAAGTAGTAGAGATTCAAGATCGAGATGGGCTGGTTGTCCACGAACCATCGTCCGTCTGACAGATGAATTTCTCGGAAGCCATAACTGTCGAAGAGCTCCACCCGTTCAGTCCCTTCTTTGATGCGAATGACCGTATAGTGATCGAAGGTCCTGTCTTCACTCTCGAAGAAGATCACCGCCCCGTCCTTGGCATGATGCTCTATCTGGCGCGTCGAGGGCCTGTTTAGCTTTTTGCTGTTATGCTTGAGCTCGCTGAAGAAGCCGTTCAAGTCGCTCCGATACACGCCCTTCGTCAGCACAAGTTCCAAATTACCTTCCCTAACGATGTGGGCGACCAGCGTCCTCATTGCCGAGCCTGCTTCTTCGATGCTCCTGATGTGGCCTCGAAGCTGGAGGAGGTTGATTGCCGCGTACATGCTGCACAGGCAGTCAAGATCGCCCTGCTGATAAGGGGGTGTGGGGATTTTCACTTTCCGAACTGCCTTCAAATTAAAGGTGACATAGTGCCTGCGACTGTTTCAGCACCTGAGCCGAACCGTCCATAGGACCGGATGTCCGCGCGACGCATCTACTGTGGCAGCACCACCGTCTTGCGGTCGAGCAGCGCACTGTCCGTCCAAGCCTACCGCCGCTCAAGAGCGTCGGATCCCAGCGCGCCCTTCCTCGGGGCGCCTGTAGCGCCCCTCAGGCAGGGGCCGGGCTGCTGTAACAGCCCGAACCACGCGGCCAATGTGCAACCGTCGACCGCGCCAGCCTGTCCGAAGCCTTTCAGACTGCCTGCCACCCCTCGCGAGGGCAGGCGCCTTGTGAGGCAGAATCACCTTATGAAACAAGTACCTCCCGCCGCCCCGGTGGCCCCGTGGCTCGGCGGCAAGAAACGTCTCCACCCGCTCATCCTCGAGCGGATCGAGGCCATCCCGCACCGCGCCTATGTCGAGCCCTTCGTCGGCATGGGCGGGATCTTCCTCCGCCGCAGGTTCCGGCCCCGGCTCGAAGTGATGAACGACCGCAACGGCGAGATCATCAACCTCTTCCGGATCCTGCAGCGCCACTACCCGCAGCTCCTCGAGATCATGCGCTTCCAGATCTGCAGCCGGCGCGAGTTCGACCGGCTGCGCCTCACCGACCCGGCCACGCTCACCGACCTCGAGCGGGCCGCCCGGTTCCTCTATCTCCAGCGGCTCAGCTTCGGCGGCAAGCTCGACGGGGTCTTCGGCGTCTCGGCCGGGCACGGGCCGCGCTTCTCGCTCGCGCGGCTCGAGCCGGTGCTCGACGCCGCCCACGAGCGGCTCGATGGCGTCGTCTTCGAGAGCCTCGACTGGGCCGACCTGATCCCGCGCTACGACACGGCCGAGACGCTCTTCTATCTCGACCCGCCCTATTTCGGCGGCGAGAACGACTACGGCCGCGGGATCTTCGACCGAGCGCAGTTCGCGCGGATCGCCGAGATCCTCGGGAGCCTGAAGGGCGCCTTCCTCCTGTCGATCAATGACACGCCGGAGATCCGGATGCTCTTCGACCGGTTCCACCTCGAGCCGGTGCGGCTGAATTACTCGGTCTCCGCTTCGGGCAGCACCGAGGCGCAGGAGCTCCTCGTCTCGAACCGCGAGCGGATCGCGACCCTCCTCTGAAAAACCCCACCAGCCCGACCACCGATGCCCCGCCCTCGCGCGGGGCTTTTGCATATGGAGAAAGACGTGACGACATCCGACATCCAGCGGCTGCTCGCAGCCGCGGGGCTCTACCGGGGCGCCATCGACGGAGATGCGGGGCCGCTGACCCAGGCGGCCGCACTCGCCGCGCTCGAGGGAGAGCCGGCGCCCTGGCGCTCCTGGCCCTCCCGCCGGCAGCGGATCGCGGCCGGACAGGCGGTTCTGGCGCGCCTCGGCCATGCGCCGGGCCGGATCGACGGGCTCCTCGGGCCGAACACCCGCGAGGCGCTGACCGCCTGGGCCTCCGGGCCGGTGCGGGCCGCCGTCGAGCGGCTGCCGCTGCCGGGCCATGCGGTGGCCGATACCCAGGGCGCCTACCCGCGGCAGGAGTCTGTCGCCACCTTCTATGGCGTGGCAGGCGGTCCCGACTGCACGGCCGGGATCGTCGAGCTGCCGATCCCGTTCCGCCTCGCCTGGGATCTCAACACGAGCATCACGAGCTTCCGCTGCCACAGGCTGGTGGCCGCGCCGATGACGCGGATCTTCCGCGAGGCGGTGGCGCACTATGGCGCTGCCCAGTTCGAGCGGCTGCGGCTGAACCTCTTCGGCGGCTGCTTCAACCACCGGCCCATGCGCGGTGGCTCGGCCCTCTCCATGCACGCCTGGGGGATCGCCGTCGATCTCGACCCCGAGCGCAACCCGCTCCGCTGGGGCCGCGACCGGGCGAGCTTCGCCGCGCCCGCCTACGAGCCCTTCTGGACCATCGTCGAAGCCGCCGGCGCCACCAGCCTCGGCCGCGCCTGCAACCGCGACTGGATGCACTTCCAGTTCGCCCGCCTCTGAAGGAGAAACCCCATGTCCCCGATCTTCGCCCTTACCCTCGCTTTCTGTGTGTCCGCCTTCATCCTGCTCGTCGGCTGGCCGCTGGTCGCAATCCTCGCCCGGGTGGCCGGCTCGGTGACCGCGGCCGCGATCCTCGCCACCCTCGCCGTCCCTGCCGCCGCCTCGACCGGCAGCGATCTTCTGACCGCGCTGACGCCGAGCCTCTTCGATCTCGCGGGCGTGGTGCTGACCGCGCTGATCGGCTTCGCGACCGTCCGCTTCCAACGCTGGACCGGGATACAGATCGAAGCCCGGCACCGCGAGGCGCTGCACTCTGCCATCATGACCGCCGCGCGGGTGGCCGTGGCGCGGGGTCTTACGTGCAAGGTCGCGAGCGAATTCGTCGCAGCCTACGTCCGCGCCTCCGTACCCGATGCCCTGAAGCGCCTTTCGCCATCGGCCGAGACGCTCGATGCGCTTGTCCGCTCTAAGCTGCTTGAGGTGGCCAGGCACTGACGATCCCGTCCGCTCGGGGCGCGGCAACCGACCGCGCCCCTATGAACGCACCGCGCCCATGGCGGCCATTCCGGCTTACCTGACGTATGCACTAAAGCCGTTGTTTGGCCATCAAGGCTTTCAAGGGAGATTTGTGCCTAAAATTCACCTATTCAATGCGCTCCTAACTAAACCAGACGGCCGGTCTCTTTGCGTGTAGTTTCCGGAGATCGTGCGCGACACACTCGGTGCAGTCACTCTGAAAACGCCTTAGTCTTGATAGCGCCGGCCGCCGGGGTAGCTCAGCAGATCACGCAACTCCGTGCCGTTGCGCAGGGCGTTGCGAGCATCCTCATCCGATCCCGGGGAGATCGCTTTAACAGCGATAAAGGACGTCGAAAGCGACCGCTTTGCGGGCCGCCACGCGAAGGGCGGCTCCGCGCGAATCCACGGCGGGATGCCGTTTCTAAATATATGCGTGTCCAAGAAGAGATTCGGCCCGCGGAAGCCGCCAGCCTTCCCTGACTGTTCCGCCTCATAGGCGCGGGTGAACGCAAAGTTTGCCTGAAGCTGCGGGACGATATCGAAGACGCGCCTAACCCGTCGGACCTGAGCTACCGCAGTATCGCGACTGATGTCACCCCGGGCGAGCGCATCGATGATCGCTGTCAGGGCGTTTTGTTGGGCGATGATGCCGGCGTTGGCGCCTCTCGCACGAAGGCCAACTGCGATCACGGCTCGCAAGCCCGGACCTTCATTGCGAAGATCGGCGCGCGTGGCCTCGTTGTAGAGTGCCCAGCAGCGCTCGACGAAGCGCCACGCTTTGTCGCTGCGCGCATCCTCGATATTGCTCTGTGCGACGGCGCCGTCATTAACGACTAAAGTAGGAAATGCCGCGCTGCTATGTTCGCGCACGATGCGCTGGAATGCCCGCAGCCGCGCTATTGGCCGGGCGGCCTCGGAGTGGACGGGATCGAAGCACGCCTGTTCGATAGAGCTTCCGTAACCCAGCAGATCGAACCAGCACGCGATCGACACGATCGACGACGATGCTTGGCGATGCGAGGACCCGCCATTCAT